GGACATATTCAAGTCGCCGGAGACTCCCGTACTGAGCGGGACGGGGGCCGCTTGACGCAGCCGCAAAACTACGCCCGCCCGAAGATGAAGCACAAGCCCATCCTCGCCGGCATACAAGCCCTGAAAGGCGGCTATGCTCGCTTGATCGGCGAGGACATCATGAAGCTGACCAGTTCCGCTTTGCGGTATACGATCATCGCCAAGCCGGGATGCAAACTCGTCGTAGCCGACTTAGCCAACATCGAAGGCCGGTTTCTTGCATGGCTCGCCGGAGAGCACTGGAAAGTAGAGGCCTTTAAGAAATACGATACTTTCCTGACGGACGAGAACGGTGAGGTGCGGTGGGATGAAAAGGGCAAGCCGCTACGCGCGGGTCCGGACCTTTATGTCGCAGCGTTTGCCAAGGCTTTCGGGATACCGTTTTCCGAGGTAGACGACGCAAAACGCCAAATCGGAAAAACAATGGAACTTTCGTTTCAGTACGGCGGCGGCGTGGGCGCGTTCCTAGCGTTTGCGGGAAAAATCGACCTCAATACCTTGCCGGATTCCGTTTTGCCTTACGCGAATGCGGATAATATCCGTAAAGCCGAAAAGTTCTACGGGATGCTGGACAAGCAGGATATAGAAGCCGCGCGGAAGAAAGCGAAAAAGTCGGACGATCCGCTTTGCGCATGGGAAGACTTCTACGAACCGAAAAAGACGTTCGGAATGCCGAAAGAAGTATTTGTGGCAATTGACTGCTTAAAGCGCCAATGGCGAGCTGAGCATCCGGCCATCGTTAATTTCTGGCGGGATTCGGAGAACGCGCTGAAAAATGCGGTGGAGGTCGCCAACGTCCCGTTCCATTTCGGCAGGTGTAGGGCGATTCGAAAAAACAAATGGGTGCTCGCGGTATTACCTAGCGGAAGGGCTATTCCTTACCCCGGTATGCGGCTGGGGACTAGCAAAATGGTGGAGGAGATAGACGATGACGGCGAAGTAGTCGAAGTGGACGACGACTCCGACGTAGGTAAATTAGTATTTCGCGGGGTAGACCAGTTCACTAAAAAGTGGAAAGACATCCGCACTATGGGAACTAAGGTGGTTGAAAATTTGACGCAAGGTGGCTCCAGGGACGTATTCAAGCACGGCGAAGTCTTGGCTTCAAAAGAGGGGTACGACGTTGTTTTGAAGGTCCACGATGAGTTGGTAACCGAGGTACCCGATACACCAGAATATACGGCTAAAAGGCTCTGCGATTATATGTCGGTCGTACCGGATTGGGCCGAAGGACTACCTCTCGCAGCCGAAGGAAAAGAATCTTACCGGTACCACAAATAGCACTTGACACATACCACTTCCGGGCTGTACTATCAGCCCGAAGTCAACAATTACCTGCTTCAGCCAGTAGCCTGCGTCCTCCTGCGTCCTTTTCGCATCTTCTATCGCGGTCTGAACGCGTAAATCAGCAGCGCGTAAAAAAGGCTCTACTTCAGCCCACCGTACCCACTCCCCAGTATCGCATTGCTCCATCGGCCCAAACTTATAAAAGCCGTGGTTATACTGGGTAATCCCATACTCATGTGCTTGGTTCATCTTGCCCTCACTTGTACTTTATTAGTTTATTGCGGAGGTCCTGTACTTTAGCCATAGACTCGTACCTGACTTTATCGATTTCGGATGTAGGTTTACCTATCACGAATCCGGACATCCAGTTAGATTTTTTCTTTTTAGGTTTTTGAATCTGTTTGCTCAATTCCTTTTGCTTTTTCTTACCCGGCAATATGACTTCCCTTTTTTCCATGTTTTAAATAGGGGCCGGGTAGAAACCCAGCCCGTTGAATACCAACCATATGAGTCAACTGCTAAAATCAAGATTCCAATGCTGTTCTTGCATCACTGAAATCACCGTAAATTATTCTATCAGCACGATCAGCAGCCATTGTAATTCTTTCTTCAATCACAATAGTTACTAAGTTCTTAATCGCATCATCTTCGTTCTGATCGTAGAACCTAACTGTCAACCCTGACCGAACACCCAGCTTTACCTTACCGAAATCACCCAGGAAAAACTTATCGGAAGTAACCGCCGTTGTTGCTGCGATTGGCGCACCAAACAAATTTGGAATACTCTGATTAGGTGCACCAAAAGGATACTGACCGGTTGTGTCTTTGTGCATTATCATTGCAGCATAATCAGCCGGGTGCAGCAATACTCCGGTTGTCATGCTCTTTAAAATCCGTAACTGAGTCCAAGCAGCTACGAGAACATCGTAGTTATTCGCTAACAATGACCCGGTAAACATCCCGGAAAGGGATGAAGGTGTTGAATACGCTGTGCTGTTAAGCGTTTGATTCAATCCCAAAAATTCACCACCGGCTGAGTTTGTCAGCAACATGGTATCTTCTTTGGCCAACAATTCTTCAACACCTACGCCCGTGATCTCATCTTGCATCCACGGAATGTCCTGAAGATACTCTTCCGGGACTTTGTAGTAATGTGCAATCTTTGTCAGTGGGATCATTGTCTTTACCCAATCCCTGTCAGACTGTGGTTTTGCTGCGCCGGTAGCTACCGAAGTAGGCCCACCCTCACCGCCGCCATCACGGATAACATAGGCATCCATCCCGACGGGCTGTGGAACTACTCTCAAAAATTCTCTAATATGCCTGATCTCATAAGGCTTCCTTCCTGGTTCACTCAGTGCTGGCCCCGGTATGAATTCAGGCGTACCGCTAACTGAGATGTTTGAATTAGCTCCGATGTTTCCAACGGTTTTCAATTCAAAGGAAATTGGAGAGTAGTGTATAACGGTCAGCGGTTAGCAGTAACAAGTATTGTCCGGGAAAATGAGAATAGATTTTATTATTTAATCACAGCAGAATGTTTACAGTTAACATAAATGGCTTACGGGAATTGCAAACAAAAATGACACAATTGCCAGCGCAGTTGAAAAGTGAGGTTAATGGTCACATTCAGCGGGGTGCAGAAGTGTTTGTCAGGAATGCTCAAAGGGATGCACCTAAAGACGTTGGGTTTCTTACGGGTGGAATTACTTTCAGGCCCAACCCGGTTTCGGCGTTATCAGTTGAAGTAGTTTCAAATGCTGAATATTCGCCTTACCAAGAATTCGGAACAATAACATTTGCAAAGCTCGGTGTTCAGATGGCAACAGCAGCATCACAGCAGCCGACACTACCAGCTTATGCAATGAAATTCAAAGGCAAGGGTTTGAGAAAAAGAGGCGGCATATACCCGCACCCGTTTTTTTTCAAACAACTTCCTTTAGCGAAGGCAACAATAGAAAAGGGGTTGGCTAATTTATTAAAGAGTGTTAAGTTATGAACGTAGTTGGATTACTTCATACTGCTTATTATAATTTATTGAACGGGAATGTTCCGGGAATAAATATTTATAAACTATCTGTACCTGAAAGCGAAAAAGGTAATCATGCTTGGATATATCCTGAGGGTGGATCAGAGGACAATACAAAATCGAGTAAAAACGATCTTGTCATAATGAGAGTTGATATTATCACAAGGTTTCAGAACGAAGCCGATCAAAGTATCTGCGAGGCGGCAGATACAATAATTAACGAGCTGATAATTCCAACACCGGGAGGTAATGGACTAACGGCCCCGGCTGGGTTACAATTTTTAAACCTTACGAGGGAAAACTATAATTATATAATCGAACAATCAAACGGAGTTGTTATTTACAGGAAAATTTCAAGGTATGTCACAAGAGTTCATCAAATTTAAAATTAAAATAAAATGGCAACAGAAATTCAAGGGGTCGATATTGAGTTATTGATCCGTGAAAAAAATGTAGGTTCATTCAAACAAATGGTTTGCGAAGAAACTGTTTTTTTGGATGTGACAAACGATGTGAACAAAACGTCAACGAAGTGCGGGCCGTTCAAGGGTGTGCAGTCGGCTGACTTCAAGCTAAACGGTTCGGCGGTGTTTAATGTTGAGCCTACCGGGTCAGAGCTAAGTTATAATGAAGTACTGGCTTTCCAATTGGATGTTACGAAATGTGAGTTCATACTGCGTAACACAGCGTTTAGTACTTATGCAGCCGGTGAAGCTGTGCGTATGTCAGGTGATTGCTACTTCACTCAAACGCAGTTTGATGGCAGCGATGGCGCAGTTGCAAAGTTCACATGGACATTGGAAGGATCAGGAACATTAAATGACACTGAAAGCTAATAATTATGGCAGCAAAAATAATGACCGTTAACCTCGGTGGGGTTGACCGTGTACTAAACTTTGGTAAGTTCTGGTTTCAGAAGTTTTACGGGCAAGTAACCGGTAGTGATCCGCTTAATGCAAGCGAGATCACGGTTAGTCCTGAAAAACAGTTTGACTTTGTTGTCAATATTGTTTATGCGGGGTTGAAAACATCTTACAAGGCAGAAAAAAAAGCAGATGATTTTACAAAAGAAGATGTTGAAGATTGGGTAGGTGATAAGGAGAGTGAAGAAATTGCTGCTTTGATTGACGGGTATGTTTCGTTAACTACTAAAGTTATTGAACCGGGGGAAGCTCCGGCCCCGGAAGGGGCATGACATGGGATGAACTGAGGGCAGAGGCTTTTGGAGAGATCGGAATGCAGCCGGATGAATTTTATAATCTTGACCATGAAGATTATTTTTTAATTAAAAAGGGGTTCTTTAACAGGAGAATTTATGATCAAAGGGTAATGAGGCGAATGGTAATGACTATCATAGCCCCCTGGGTAAGTAAACTGCCAAGTCCTTATGCAGTGTTACCGTTACCGTTAGACGATGAATTAAGGAAGGAGATTAAAGATTATAATTTGAATAAAGGAATTAATGTGAGTAAAGAAAGTTTGAAGATACTGGCAGCGTTTAAAGAGAAAGAAAAGAATCAAAAACCAAAAGAGAATTGAGCTTAGTAGTAAAAATAGGATCCGAAGTAACCGGCGCACTCACCGGGATTAAACAAGTTGAAGGCGGGTTGGGTAAATTACCGGCAGCAGCAGCCAGGGCATCTGCGGGGCTTTCAACAGTTACAACAGCAGCAAGGACAGCAAGTGTATCAATGGTTGCAATGGCTGCAACAGTATCAGCAGTTTTATTGCCATTAGCTGCTTTCGCAGCAGTTGGTTTTGCAGTGAGTAAGGTGTCCGCCTATTTTTCATCATTAAAGGAAAAAGCAAAAGAGGCAAAAGAGGAAATTGAAAAAACAAGAAAGGGTATAGAACAAATATTTAGTGCCGTAGGTAAAGAAGCCGCTGAAACATCCGGGTTAATAGCAATTTTAAAAAGCGAAACAGAAACAAGGGAAAGAAAGTTAGCTGCAATAAAACAGTTAAAGAATATTCAGCCTGAAATATTTGGTCAGTTAAAACTTGAAGGTTATACCGTTATAGGACTTGATAATGCTTATAAACAATATCTTGATAATTTACAGACTGTGGTTGCTGCCAAAATCAAACAGGCGCAACTTGAACAGATAATAACGAGAATACTTACTTTACAAGGTGCTACATTAACGCAATCGCAGAAAGATCAGGTTTCAATACTTCAAAAAATTAATAAAGAATTAGGGCTTGGTCCAACTCCGCTAACTCTAAAGGCTCGCAATAAAAGAGAAGATGAGCTAAATGAGTTATTAAAAAACAGGGTAGCTCTTGAAAATGAACTTTCTGAACTTAGTAAAGGGATTAAAACAAAACCCTTTAAAGATCAAGAAGTTCAAAAGATTGAAATTGAGCCGGTAATAAAATTAGGGAAAAAATATCGTTCCGCCTGCAATGGTTGAAAAATTTGCATAAGCAATCGGAACAACTCCGAACCCATGCCGGATATTAAAAACAGTATTTAATTGCAAAGACAACCC